TGCTGTACGTCAGGTAGTTGTCAGATGCGGTGATCTGCTTGCCAGCGTACAGTCTCGACTCGATGAGGTACCAGTTAGCGATCTTTGTCTTTCTCGAGTTGAACTGCTTCGCCTTGTTGGTCGTCATGATGCTGGTCGTGCAGTTGACAGAGGGCATGACGCCCATCACCTCAGCCATGTCCCGAGCCGAGGTGTCGACCAGGTTGGCCACGATAGGCTTGGGCCACGCCTCAGGCATAGACCCAGGGATCACCGTATCGATGTCGCCGGAGCGAACATCGTGAACATCCCGGTGGCGCTGGTCCCTGTCAGCGGATGCCCTTCTCAGTGACTCAACCTTGCCGAAGATGTTATCGAGTGTGAGGGCCATGCCACCTCCTAGTTCACTTGGGCGGAGTCACCTTCAGGCGCTTCCACGTTTCGCGGCCAGGGACGCCGTCAGCGTCCGAACCGCTCCATCCCTGCTTCTGCTGGAACCACCTCACGGCCTTCTTGTCGGCCATGGTGAAGGTCGGTCCCGGTCCGTTCTTGTAGCCCTTGTAGCCAGCCCTGACGAGAGCTCTGCCGAGCTCGGTCACCAGCTTGCTGTTGCGGCCGATGAAGAAGAACTTGTCACCCGGATAGGCTGCGTAGTGAGGTGCAGGCTTGTCGGCGACGACACCTGCGATCTCCTTCGCCCGCAGCACGATCTTGGGGAGCTGCGCTACGATCTTACTGCCAGGGCAGGAGGTGTGGCCGCCCCAGGCGGCACCGCCGAGAGCGTGGTATGCGAGCCCCTTGTCGCCGACCTTGGTCGCCAGCTTGAGGGGGACACCGTAAGTCTTATGGACCCAGGCGAACACCTGGGCGATCTCTTCGATCTGCTTATCGGTGAGCGAGTCGCCGCCTCGACCTTCGTTCTCGATCGAGAGATACGTGCGGTTACCAGAACCCTGGGCCCAAGCCCGGTCCTTGGTGTCGACCCACTGTCGGAGTTCACCATCCTTACCGGTACCGAAGTGACTGGATGCCTGCGACCTGGTGTTGTCGAACCATGCTTGAGAACCCTCAAGGGTTCCATCCATGATGTGTACGACAAGTCCAAGTACCTGCTCCTGACCTCCTTCGGTATAGTTGCGGACAGCGCGCCACTTGGCGCCTGCGAACTTAGCCACTGCTACTCCTTATCATCCGCCCCACCAGTCCCCCTGGCCGTCCAGGAGGTTCGTCTGGCTGAGGTAGTCCAGGTCGACCGTGACCTGCTTGCGCCGGTCCCGCTCTGATTGATAGTCGTTGTTGACGTGGAAGACGGACTCGATGTCGTTGACCAGCTCACGTGCCCGGGTCTCTGCGAACCAGAGGGCCATCACTGTGTCCTGCTTGGCCTTGGTCTGAGGGAACCATGTGGTGAGCTGCTCGACGAGGGCCTTGACGCCCTCTTGCTGGGAGCGGGAAGGGAGTCGGATGAGTCCACGATCTTCCAGTGCTCCATCGAACAGCATGCTCATAGAGGCGACGCCGAAGTCGGCGTCGTTCTTGTTGTTACCGGTGAAGTGTTCCTTCAGGATGGTGCCGCGTGAGCCGAGGAAGTTCCGGAGGTCACGGTTCTGTGTGACCATCAGGTTCATCGCGTTCTTCTCGATGACCCACTCGTGCATGTGGTACTTGACGGTCCAGTCCTTCAGCTTGTCGAAGAGGTCGTCCGGCTTCTGGTTGGGTGCGGTCCAAACGTCAAGGACATACCGCATCCCGGACATTCGGTCGACCCCGAGAACAACAGCAGCCGCATGGCCAGTGATTGCCGGGTCGAATCCACCGACGACATAGAGTCCGTCCATGCCGTGAGGTCGATGGCCAGGTGCTCCTGGGGACATGAGTCCGGCAGCCCGCATTCCGTCAATACTTGCTGCAACCTTGTTGGCTGGGAAGATCGCATCCTCAACCACCTGCTCCTGTTGGTAGACCATCTTCCAGTTCTGCGGCGAGCTGGTGGCTCGCCTGCGTGCTAGCGCCTTGCCTGAGTGCCAGGGGTAGAGTCCGTCCGGCCCTGGTTCCACCAGCTTTCTTGCTCCGAGCGACACAGGGGGTCGGTTGGTCCAGGGTGCGAGAACAATCCAGTCGTCGGGTGACTCAGCGAACTCAAGTACCGCAGGCTGGGTGAGGTAGGTCCAGGGAGACTCTTCGTCCTGTCCGTACCACTCTGGCTTCTGGATTTCACTATAGAGTTCAACCGGAGCCAGTCGCGTGCCAACCAGGAGTAGAACTCCGCCAGGGTAGGTGAGACGGTTGATGACCTCTCGTTGGATCCAGTCGATCTGCTTCTCAAACTCATGAGCGTTCTTACCCGTCACTGTGTCATCGAGGATGATGAGGTCGGCTCGGTTACCGTAGATCTGGCCGTTCATGCCCAGAGCCTGCACGGTGGGCGTAGCCTCACCGGAGTCTCGGGCTTCAGCGTTCACGTAGATAGAGTCAGCTGTCCACGACGCGCTGTTCGCGTCGAAGCCGCCGTCCGGGGCGAAGTCGTACTGGAGCTTCTTGTATGCCGTGTTCGCCCCCGCCAGACGATCCTTGATCGCCCGGAGGAACCTCTTGGCCATCTCCTGGGTCTGGGACACGATGATGATACGGATGTTCGGATCCTGGCAGATCCGCCACGTCGTGTAGTTCACCGTGATGGTTGTGGACTTCGCATGCTCCGGAGGAGTGTTGACTATGATCATGCCCGGGTCTCCGGGCTTGTAGATCTGGCTCTCATGAAGATTACGGGGCGGACGTCCCTCCAGGACGTCGTACCACTGAAGCTGATGGTTAAAGAGCTGAGTATCGAGGTACTCACGGCAGAAGTCCGGGAAGTCAGGGACTTCCTTGTTGGAGGTCATCGAAGAAGCGCTCTCCATGTTGGAGAGCCGCTTGTACTCTTCTCTGAACTGCTTGTCGGACTCCTTATAGTACTGAACGGCCTGCTTGGTGATGCCGAGGTCCGAGACTGCCTTGGACATCGGGATACCCTTCCTCAGGTAGGTGAGGATCGTATCCTTCTTCTCTCGGGTAGTCCTGTTGACCGGACGAGGCATCTTAGCTCCTATAACCTATATGTCTACGTTGATCCCGCGAAGCGGATCAGGAAGGACCAACTTTGTTCACCTTGCCTCCGGCTGCTTGCTCCTTCTCTGCTCCCCGGCCACAGGGCCGGGGTGCTAGCCAGCGGGGAGAGATTCCGGGAAGGGGAAGTCTGCTAGTACTATGTAGGCAAGCCCTTCAGGGGCTTGCCGTCTTGTAGGTCTACTGTAGGGCTGCCCTTGAGGGGCAGCCTGCTAGGAGGTTGTCGATGATCCCGCTTCGCTGATCATCTAGTACTACTAGTAGTATGAGGGCCGACTTGGCCAGGTGGACAGGAACTTTGCCAAACTTTTACCAAACTACTTCGGAGAGTAACCACAGACTACCATCTTGGTCTACGGAGAGTGACAGAAGACCTACTAGGAGGGGTCAAGTTTTATGGCAAATTTATGGGGGGTCTCACCCATCCCATCCCGGCCCCAGGTTAAAATGCCCGGGTCTGTCCTAGTTTGTCCGCCCACTGTGTGTGTCTGGTTGGTCACGATGTGTCCTAGTTTGAGCAGCACGATGGCTGTCCGCTGCGCCCCGCGATGTCCGAGTTGGCCAGCTTGTGTTGATATGTACATGATGAGCGATGATGTGTGTATATGCCATGAGATGGGCTAGTTTCAACAGATTGTTGAAGGTTTGCCCTTGATGTGGGGGAGGGACTATGTCCTGACATACCAAGCGGTACGTACCAAGCAGTATGTCCTGACATGCACCACAGCCTTAGTTATCGTCACTCTGACGATATGGGCAGCGCTCAGATGAGCAGCCACCATGCTCAAACGAGCAGCCTTGTGTACGTATATAGGGGACAGGGCCAGTAGTTTGCAGTTGCGTGGTTCACTGAAGAATCGGACATTCCACCACGTTCTAGCCCAGCTTTGTAGCAAGTTTTGTATTGTTGTAGCCTGCAGCTACCCGATGTGTCCGAGTTGCCCGGCTTCTCCCGCTATGGGCCAGGCCTCATGCCTGGCCTGCCAGTTCCATGAT